GTCGCACGCCGAAGAGCACGAGGTCGAAGTCGTTCCCCTGGCCCTCCCCTTGGACCGGGCGACGCTGGCATGGCTGGCGGCGCTGGCGGGCGGCTGCGACGAAAGGGCGGCGGCGATCGTCGCGTCGATGTTGCGAGACATTCGCGTGGACGACGAGGCTGCCCACCGGCAGATTCATTGACCCCAACGGAGGACGGAAAATGGCGAAGAAGTCAGAGACCGGGACGGAGAAGGCGAAGCAGATCGGCGTCAATGCATTGAAAGACTTGGTGAAACTGACGCGGTCAACGAAGAACGACGTCAGCGAGATGGCCGGCCGCCTCGGCGAGGCCATCGCGAACGCCGTCGAGAACAAGCACCTTCACCGCAAGGCGTTCCGGGCCGTATTGGCCGAGGATCGCATGGAGCCGGACAAGCTCGCCGACTTCTACGACGCCCAGGATTATTATCGAGATATCCTCGGCCTGATCGACCGTGCCAATTCCGCCCCGCGGCTGTCCCTGGTCGCCGGGACTGAGGTCGAAGGCAATACTGCGGAAGAGGACTTGCGGCCAAGCAACCTGCGCCAGCCCGGGGCCGCCACGCCATCGGCATGATTTCCTTCGAACTTCATGGCGAGCCGGTCGGCTGGCAGCGGACCGGACTCCGCGTCGTGACCCCGAAGGGCAAGAAGCCTTTTGCAACCATTTACACTCCCGCAGAGACGCGCGCCTATCAGCGCGCGGTTGCCTTGGCAGCCAAGGTAGCCATGAAGGGGCAAGGCCCGCTGGCGGGGCCGCTGAGGCTGTTAGTGATAGCCTTCATGCCCGTCCCCGCATCTTGGTCCGGCCGGAAACGAGACGCCGCCCTGGCCGGAACGCTAAGGCCGACGGTAAAGCCTGATTATGACAACATAATCAAGCAGATGGACGCCTTGAAGGGCATAGTGTGGACCGACGACGTCCAGGTCGTAGATGGCCGGGCAGTGAAATTGTACGCCGAAAACCCGCGCCTCCGCGTCGAAATCTCGCAAATTGAGGTTTTCGAGAGCGAACAGCGGGATTAACGGGAACAGTTTTCCCGCCGAGGCTGGACACCGGCGCAGGATTCGGCCTTCCTTGGCGGACGATTCGGGCGGGATTTCTCCCATGAAGCTGCTAGATGGACTTCAACCCAAGCACTTCGCTTGCCTCTTAGTCGACGTCCCTTGGCGGTTCAAATCTTACAGTGCGGTCAGATCGGCAAATCCTTCATCGATTCGTCACGTCGAGCGCCATTACCCGACGATGAGCCGCGAGGAGATCATAAGGCTACCACTCCGCGATCTCGCGGCGCCGACCGGATGCCACCTGTTCATGTGGTCGACCGGCCCGATGCTCCCGCAGGCGATCGAGACGATGGCCGCGTGGGGCTTCAAGTATAGCGGCGTCGCTTTCACCTGGGTTAAGCTGAGGCGGAAGTTCGATCCGCTGCAGCTCCGCGTCCTGCCGAGCGCGGACGGCGACTTTCATGTGGGATTAGGGTTAACAACAAGGAAAAACTGCGAATTTGTACTTTTGGGTCGGCGCGGCAACGCGCGGCGCAACTCGAAAAAGGTCCGCGAACTCATCGTTGCTCCAGTACGAGAACATTCTCGAAAACCGGATGAGACGCGCGAGCGGATCGAGGAGTACTGCGACGGGCCTTATCTCGAACTCTTCGCCAGATCGACGCGGCCGGGATGGATCTGCCGCGGAAATGAAGTCGACAAATTCGGGATAGCCGCATGAAGCCGCTCCGCGTCACCGATCATTGCCTGATCCGATGGCTCGAGCGCGTCCGCGGCTTCAACTTCGACCGCGACCGCAAGGAAATTCAAGCAATCTGCGCCGGCGTCACCAGCGGCACGGTGAAGGCCAAAGGCCACATGTTCGAGATCGAGAACAACGCGGTGGTGACGATAACGCCGAACAATCCGAACCCGAGCCGCACGAAGCGGATGAAGCTGGAGGCAAAGAAGTGACTCGTCGCTATTCCCCCAAAGAATCCGCTCGCAAGGCGAAGGCGAAGCGGGATCTGGCGCTGGAGCGCCTCGAGTTCCGCTCCCCTTCCGAGCCGCGGACGGCGCCGGTGGGCCCGACCTCGTTCCCGGTGAAGGCCGAAGACTCACTGATTCGCGCCATGATCGACGCCGAACTGGCGCGGCGCGCTACCCCTAGCGGTGAGTCGGCTGTCAAGCCGCTAGGTCTATGAGACTGGATTTAGAGGCCGAATCGGCCCTATAAAAAGAATGCGCCGGCCGAGTGCTACCTCGCCGGCGCCGATCTGGATGGTCATGATGCCAGAGATCCAGACCAAAGACGGAAGATACGTAGGGAATCCTGCGCCTTTCGTCAATATCGCAATTCTGGCAGCCCGGAACTTGTCCAGCGTTCCGATCGAGCCGACCCTCCAAGATAGCAGCGCGCCTTGGCGCGTCCCAAGGGCAGGAGCGAGCGGGAACTTCGCCGCCGAAAGGCGGACTTCCGACCGCGGCGACGGGGGATCGGCCTCCAGCCGAAAACGAGGACACGAACGGCAAAGTATTGCGTGCCGGGACGATTGGCCCACGACACGGGCATCCTCGCTAAACTCGCTATCCGATCTCCCTAACCGCATGGCGGCTTGTCGTTGCCGGGAGTTGCGGAAGGCGGCCTATGGAGGGGAAAGAATCAGATGAGCATGGGACGAAAAATTGATTGCACTGGCAAAGTTCCGCGCAGCGTCTTGCTCTCCTTGCGAGAAACGTATGCGATCGCGAATCGGCAGGCGGCCGCGCTGATCCGCGCCTATCGTCGGAATCCGCTGGCGCTGCTCGACCTGCAGGGCGAGATTGAACGCGCGGCCGACAAGGCGAACGATATCGCGCTTCGCGCGTAAACCCGCGCCGATGGATTTTGAAAAATGGCGCGCGGAACATCGTTACCGGCGGATTGGTCACCATCGAATGACGATCGCGACTATGGTCATCGCGTCTTGCATCTATCGGACGCGCAGATCGACGACATGGCGGAGGACATGCGCCTTTGGGCCGGGGCGAACGGTAACCGGCAGGTCGCCTGCAAAGCGAACTGGTCTATGGCCTTCAAGGGCTGGATGCGTCGAGTAGCAAAACAAAATGGAGGATCGAATGGACATGACAAAAGCGCAAGCCGCGCTGCCGGGCGTCTTGCCGAGCAAGCCGAACGCGGGGAGCTCAGACTCGCGCCCCGACCTAGTCTATTGCCTGAGCCGGGCGGAACTGATGTTCGGCTCTTATCGAAAGGACGAAGTGAACAACCCTGAAATCTACGTTTCCGGCGTCGCCGCGGTGCTCAGCGAGTTCGCGCGCGCCGTCGTCGACTTCGTCACCGACGCCCGGACCGGCGTCCAGAGCCGGGTCAAGTGGGTACCGAACTTGGCCGAAGTCAGGAGCGCGTGCCACGAGGCCACGCAGACGATGCGGAACCTCGCGCAGGCGCCGCGCCGCCCGGCTGAGCGGTACTACGAGCCGCCGCCGCGGGAGCCGGGATGCTTCGCGAACGTCTTCATCGGCGACGATTCGCCGTCCTACGAGGCGATGAAGGAATGGGCGGCCGGGAGGGACGTCGACCCCCGCGAGTGGAAATGGGGCGACTTCGGTGGCCGGCACGGCATCTGGGTCACGCTAACGGCGTTCTACTCGCAAGGCGGGACGCGGATGGCGCGGACCTGGAAGGCGCCGCTGACGGACAGCGCGCTGCGGGAGCAATACGCGAGCGCGGAGCGGGAAGCGTCCGGACGTTGCGCTGCGGTCGAGGAAGGGGCCGCGCCGTGACTCGATCGCCGCCACTTCTTCGCAAAATGAACGAAACGCGAGTCGGCAACATCGTCGTCTATAACCGCGCGATCTTCGAGCCGCTGACGGGTTGCTGTGTCGCGCGTTACTTCCCCACGAACGAGGCCGCGCTAGAAGCCGCGCACGAAATGAACGAAGTCGCCGATTGGCACGGCATCATCAAAACGCTGGCGAAGGGTGAGAAGCCGAATTGTCAGGATGAGCTAAAGCGAATATCCGAAGCGCACGGCGGCAAACTGAGCGACAATGCAACGGCGTCCGGCGCTCGACCACTCATTGAAGCCGCCGCAGCGCGGCTAGATAAATCAGCGTAAGATCATGCCCGCCGTCAACGAGCGCGTGGCCTACCAGAGCTTCGCTGGCGATACTTGGAGCGCCGTGGTGACGAACGTCCGGCTCGACGGCAAGTTTGTCGACCTCGACATCGAGATGCCGGGAACGAAAGAACCGTGGCCGCTGAAAGCGATTCGCTGGTACGATGACCCGAAGGAGCCGCTCCCCGGCGCGCGGCCGAAGGTGGCCTGATGGCGAAGCGACTTGAAGAGACATGGCCAGCATCAAAGGTTGCGCTGTGGCCGATAGAAAAAATCCGGCCTTATGAGAAAAATCCACGCCAACATTCTCAGGCTCAGATTGATCTCATTGCCTCCTCAATGAAGGATGATGGAGTCACCGCTCCGATCCTCGTCGATGAAGCAGGCGTGATCATTTACGGACACGGTCGGCGACTTGCGGCGTGGTTTGGGTCTCCATTGGGACCTCCTGTTGGGCCGCTTTCGCGGCTGATTCTGCTGGCTTTGCCGAGCGGGCAGTAATTCTCCGCGCATCGCGCAGGGCTTGTTCTTTTGGTCCGATCGCAACCATGTTCTCCTCCTCCAGCATCATCAGCCAGCGGTTAAGGAAATCGGGGAATCCGCAGTCGCGGATTCTCTCGGCTGTTTGGATGATCTCAAGATTGTTCATTGAGGACATTCACATCGATTCGCTTGAGCAGGTAGGCGAAGCGGCGAGCCTCAGAGAGGTACATCTGACGCTTATCCTCTTTGATCGCTTGCCACTGCGATGCCTTGCGGTATTTCCGCCGTCCTCTCGGCGAGAAGTCCCACCACCAAATCTCGCGAGCGAGTTTGACGATGGGCGTCATGCGCGCGCTCATGGTCAATCTCCGATTGTGCTGACGTGATCGACCTCGATGAGATCCATGAGTGCGAAGCACTCCGCAGTGAGCCACCCCGCGATCTCCTTCAGCCTCGCGGAATGGGGAAGACGGCGCCAGCGGGCGGCATTGCTCAGGTTCGCCTCGGCGAGCCGCAGCCGTTCCAACTCCAGCGCGTCGGAGATCGTCCGCATGGCGAGGAAGAGATCGTCGCAACGGGCGGCGGCTTCGATGATGTTGCGAACCGGGGCGGTTCGCCTGACCAGCGCAACGATCTCATCCTCGCCGGTTGCGACGAATAGGCATCCGGTCGATTTGTGAACGGTGACGCCTTGCCCAGTCGCGGTGAAAGCGCGCGTTGGCCAGACATCGCGCGTGTCCTGCGTGATCGTCTTGCCGGATTCGGTGATGTAGTTGTATCTCATGGGTCGCTCCTATCGGCGGCGGAGGGAGAGGGTTTGAGCGGAAGGTAAACGTTGCCCTGCACCGGCGCCCGATCATTAAGCCGTGAATCGGCGGCGTTGTCCAGCGCAAAATCGCTGGCGATCCTGGCCCTGTCGAGCGCGTCGGCCCAATCCGCGAGGGCTTCGGATATGACCTGCCGCCCGGCCTCGGTGATGACGGTGGCGATGGGCCCGGCCTTCCCGGCCACGGTGACGGGCTTGATCCAGCCTTGCTTGAGCAACGCGCCGATAGACTGGTTCCGGCGGGAAACGTCGGGATCGCAGTTCGAGAAATGCCCGTTGCGTTGCTGGCGGATGATCGGGACGTGTCGCCCGTCGAGATGCTCGATCAGCAAGTCGCGCGCCCGCGGCCTCAAGTTCGGCATCGGAACTCTCCACAACTTTACTCCGGGCCGATACGTTAGCGCATCGGAGCCGCGCCCGTCTAGACAATAGGTAAATGTTTCTCTATCCTGCGAATCAATCGGGTGTACCATGAAACAAGCGAACGCTGAAATGATCGAAGGCTATATGGATCATGCTTATCCGGTTGACACACACAGGTACTAAATGTTGACGACACAGACGAAAGACCCGGCGGCGAGCGCAACACAACCTATAGCGCCGCGTTTCACGTTGGCCGACGCCGACCGCGCTCACGATGAATGGGGCGCAAATTGCGGCCCCGGCGCGCTCGCCGCGATCATGGGCATGACGCTGGATGAAGTACGACCGCACCTGATCGGCTTTGATTACAAGCGCTACACGAACCCAACGATGATGTTTGATGCGCTGAAAAGCATCGGCGCAAAATATCGCTCTGCGGCGCTCGGCTACGCCCTTACGCCGGACGATTTTATCGGTTGGCCCCGCTATGGGCTTGTTCGCATTCAATGGGAGGGGCCATGGACGCGCCCCGAGGTGCCGATGCGCGCCCGCTATCGCTATACCCATTGGGTTGGCGGTCAGGGTGGCCGATCTTCCTACGGGGTTTTTGACATCAACTGCATGAATAACGGCACCGGATGGTGCTCTTTGCAGGATTGGACGCGCGTCATCGCCCCTCACTTGATCTCGCAATATCCGCGCGCGAGCGGCAAGTGGCACATCACGCACGCCATCGAAATCAAGCAACCCACTACAGGTAGACCATGAAGGAGCCACTACATGTTGGGGCATTTTCGGCCTGTGTGTGTCAACCGGATAAGCATGATATGGATGGCTACGACCTCGACGCGCCCGAGCCTTCGGCTAACCGTTCACACTGTTATCGTCATAGCTTCTGGATTGGTCGCGCGGAGAAACTAAAGTTGCCACTTCCGAGTTATCAGGAACTAGAAAAACGGGCGGAACTTGCCGTGATCGCCGATGCCGCGCAATGATGGATCGACGCAGAAAGCAACCGCACTCTGATGAACCACCGCTCCACCACTGACCACCTCGCCCGCCGCTCCCGCATCGTCACCCAAGCCGCCTCCCGCTGGACCGGCCAGGACTACATCGAATACGACGATCCCGATGTTGCCAAAGCTATCATTAGTGCTGCCGACGCGACGTTCCGCGAGAACATCAACGATCTCGACTGGGAAGCCGCAACGCTTCGGTATCTGGGCTATAAAGGGCCGACACTCTGAATTATCCGGTTGCCACACACAAATTCTGAGAGATACTAGATGTTGAAAACCCTCGTTTGGCCTGAAAAAAGCTATCAGTCGCTTGATCGAGGCATTCGATTTGCTGTGCGCGTTCTTCACGCGGCGGGGTTTGAAACTTGCCAGTCGTGTCAGGGCGGTAAAGGGCATGCCTACAGTGAGCCTACGGTTGATCTGAGGGCGGAAGCTGACGACGCCCGTGGTTTTGGAGCACTCGCGGCACTGCGAACCTACGGGCTTCCCATTGCGGAAGTAGCAATCGTCTGGCCTGTACAGAACGGTTTTCCCTACGAGAAACTCTGGCGCGTCACATTCAGCAAAACGATGGAAGACCGCGCCGACGAAAAGCCACGTTTTGTTTTCGGATATTTCCCGACATGACCACAACATCTAGGGGCATTGCATCTATTGCAGGGAGAAGGCCGGAATGAACGCGCCTTTTCTGCTGCCCGGCTGCGAACTGATAGAGAGCGATGCAACAGCGGCGCTCGAGCAGCTGGCCGCGAGTTCGGTCGACATGGTCTATTGCGATCCGCCGTTCGGCAACGAGCAGATTTGGACCGGACGGCGCGGTCAATTCAGCGATAAATGGAAGCCGTCGGAAGCAAGCATCAACGGCTGGCGGCATCTCAGGGCGCACACGCCGGCGGCAGAAGTCGTCGAGCTGGCGTGTAGTGACGGCAAGCAGCGCGCCTACCTCGGCGTCATCGCCGGAATAGTTCTCGGCGTCCACCGCGTGCTCCGTCCGACCGGGACTCTTTGGCTGCATTTCGACGACACGATGGGCGCGCATCTGCGCTTATTGTGCGATGTGATTTTCGGACCGGACATGGCGCTCGGCACGCTCGTTTGGAAACGAATGAGCGGAGGCAAGAATACAAAAAGAGGTTTCGGCCGCGTGCATGATACGATCGCCTGCTATGGCCGCAGCCGAGCGGCGCGTTGGCGGCTCTGGCGCCTTGGAACAATCGGCGGCGATCCGCTCGATCCGAATTGGTGCTGGCGTTTTGATGATTTTGCCTCGGCCGAGCCGCTCAATTCTTTCGATAGCGAACGCGCAGGCTATCCGACGCAAAAACCTATCGCGCTGCTGGAAGAATTGATCCGCGCCGCGACCTTGCCCGGTGACCTGATCCTCGATCCGACATGCGGCAGCGGAACGACTGTCGTTGCCGCAGCGAAAAATTCTCGACGCGCGATCGGCATTGATCTTTCGCCCGATGCGATCCGGCTGGCACGCGAGCGGTTGAGTATTCCGGCAAGCGATGACGTATCATCTCATGGTGCCCGGAGAAGAAGAAGCTGTAGCGGCAGTTGCTAGAGCGGCATTTGAGGACGATCCGCTTCTCAATGAAGAAATCGATCTCGCCCTTCGAGAGGGGCCTTGGCCATACGCCCTACGCCACTGCAAATTATCCAATAACAATGCCATTGTTATGATATGGCGTGTTTTAGCTGGGCTGGCGTCTTGGAACCGGGCGGATGCTAGCTCATAGCGCGGTCTGGGCTTCATTTTTGCGACCGATTTATTGATCCAAAAAGTGAAGCTGGCGGCCCTACACCGCCAGGAAACGCTGCCGCCCCAGGTGCTTCGCGGCGGCTTTTGTCAGGAACCATTAACCCTCGCCTGCGATTCTCCGGTCGGGGAGAACCGACATGGTCACCGTCACCAGCCGGCGGGCACCGGCCAAAGGCAAGGAAGCCGCGACGCGCCGCGATCACGCCGAGGAGCTGCTCGCCATCAACCGCCGCCTCAGCGCCGATTTCAGTCGCATCGGCGTTTACGATCTTCGCAGCGGCAAAGATCAGCATCTCATGCAACTGTTGCTAACCCACGAACCACAAGCTGTAGGGCTGTCTGTCTAAACCGGATAAGCATATATGAAATCAATGGTTTAACAAAAAAGTTTCCAAAATTAAGTTTCATAAACTATTTTCAAGGCATGTCAGACGATCTCCCATCGCCACCAGAAGGCCCCGCAATCGCGCAGAAAACGCCGCTGGAAGGCGGAACCAACATCGCCGGTAGTGAGCCCCCTCCCATCAAATTAACGAAAGACGGGCGTCCGCAGAAGAAACGCGGGCCACCCAAGGGCAAAGGCGGCCGCAAGCCCGGCATCAAGAACAAGAAGACGCTCGAGATCGAGAGATTAAAGCGGGTTGCCCGGGAGGCGGCGGCCGCGGCGGTGGCGAAGGACGCGGCGATCGAGGCCTTGGAACGCAAGGGCATGCCGGATTCGAGGCGGGCCAAGAAGGTATTGGAAAACTTCATGGAATTGTTCGCGGGGATGGCGGCGGTGTCTCAGCCGCTCCCTCCGGGGATGACCGTGCCGCCGCCGGGTCGGAAGCCGGACGACGCGAAATTCGACAAGTACGCCGCGCTGGCGGTCGATGCCGCCAAGGCGTTGGCACCGTTCCAGGATCCCCGCTATTCGGCCGTTGTCGTCGGGGCGACCGTGGTGACGAAGATCAAGGTGGAAGGCGGAATGCCTAATGATTTTAAGCCTTCAGTGGAGCTAGAGGGCGCGGCGTTGCCGGCGCTGACGGTGATCACGGCCGAGGATGATCCGCCAGAAGGCGAAGAATCAGTGCCGTTGCCGCCGCCGAGAGCCGCGGCGAGCTAGACACCGTGCCAAAAGTATGCCTTTAAGTATGTCATGGACGCAGTGAAATGCAGGACGTGCGGCGAACGGCATCGCATCGGGCCGTGCCCCAAATTCATGGGAACGCCGAACAAACCAACGAAGCATTCTGGCGGTATGATCGGAGTAGCCAAGGCCACTATTACGGCGGTGAAGATCTTGACTGGCATAACGTCCAAGCCGCCAAAGAAATGGAAAGGTCCGCCAAAGGGAACTGGTGGCCGTCCGCGGCGCGGAAGCGAACAGGAAACGATCACGCAACGCAAGCCGTGGGTTGCCCAAGGTATTTCGGAGCGAACCTGGTGGCGTCGAAAGGCGGAGAGCAAAACATGACAATACGCCTTGAAAACCTTTCTGAGCGAGAAGCCAAGATCGCCGACGCCGCGACCCGACTAGCTTTTTACCGCGCCGGCGATTGGCTGAGTCAGAAACAGGAGAAGTCAGAGCAGTTCCCTGGCGCAGATTATGGTGCTGCCAAGGCTCGCGCTGCCGCCTATCAGAATGCCGCGCAAGAGATCTACGGATGGGCAATCGCGTATGAGTGAAGAGAAACCTGCCATCGTCTGCGTCGCCCAGCAGCTCGCCACAGGTTGGGCAGGTTGGGAGTGCGAACGGTGCGGCCTCGCTTGGGATGACGGCGACAAGGCGCCGGCTTGCCTGCCAATGACTGCTGCGATTTCCCGGCCGACCGTTTCATTTGGGACAACACTACCCAAAAAGTAGGATCGTAATAGACGATGTCCGACGCCACACTTCTCGATCTGCCGCCGCAGAACTCCGAGACGGCGGTCGTCAATCTCCCGACGTTCTTCCCGGCCCAAGCGAAACTTCGCTGGCTGATGTCGCAGTGCCGGTTCGTGGTCGCCCGCTGTGGTCGGCGATGGGGCAAGAACGTCGTCGGCGAGACGGTCGCCAGCGATGATGCCGCGCACGGCCTGCGGGTCGGCTGGTTCGCCCCGGAGAACAAGCGGCTCTCCGAGAGCTACAACGTCATCGTCGAGGCGCTGGATCCGATCAAGAAACGATCCGACAAGACCCACGGCATGATCGAGACCATCACCGGAGGCCGCGTCGAGTTCTGGTCGATGGAGGACGAGAACGCCGGCCGGTCCCGGAAATACCATCGCGTCATCGGCGACGAAATCGCATTCACCAAGCCGAAGTCGATCGACATCTGGACGAAATCGATCAAACCGACGCTTCTCGATTACGGCGGCCGCGCGCTGATGATGTCGAACACAAACGGCATCGATCCTGACAACATGTTGTTTGCGCTATGCAATGAGGCGAGATACGGCTTTGTTCAATTTCATGCCCCGACGCGATCAAATCCGTATCTTCCCCGCGCCGAGGTCGAGGCATTACAACGAGACAATCTCCCGCTCGTTTATGAGCAAGAATTTCTTGCTGAATTTGTGGATTGGTCAGGGTCGGCTTTTTTCACGCGCGACAGCTTGCTTGTGAATGGTCAGCCCGTAGATTATCCCGTTCGCTGCGAAGCTGTGTTCGCCGTTATCGACACGGCCGTAAAGACCGGGAAGGAAAACGATGGAACGGCGGTGGTCTATTACGCGCTCCTCCGAAACGTTATTCGGTCGGTCTCCGCTGAAGGCGTTGTTGGCCCGCAATACAATCTCATCATCCTCGATTGGGATATTCAGCAGATCGAAGGCGCGCTATTGGAGACTTGGCTCCCGACTGTCTTCCAGCATCTGCAACATTTCGCGCAAACTTGCCATGCTCGCATGGGCTCTCTCGGTTCAATGATCGAGGATAAAGCGACGGGCATGGTCCTGATTCAACAGGCCATGCGGCGCGGCTGGCCAGCGCATGCGATCGATTCTAAGCTGACAGCTCTAGGCAAGGACGAGCGCGCAATCTCTGTCTCTGGATACGTCTATCGCGGCTTCGTCAAGATCAGCCGCCACGCCTATGACAAAACGACGATTTACAAAGGCACAACCAGGAATCATCTCTTAGGGGAAGTCGTTGGCTTCCGAGTAGGCGACAAGACGCCGACTCGGTCCGACGACTTGCTTTGACTGCTTCTGTTATGGCGTGGCGATTGCCCTTGGTAACGCAAAGGGATTCTGAGATGCCGGTGGAATGGTGGATCGTGCTCGGTATCGCTGTAGCAATGATTCCTATCTATGCGCTACTTTGGCGTCTATAAACAACGCGAAAGGGTTCTGAAATGCAAATCGGACACATTGCCGGTGCCACGCGCGTCCAGCCTGCCGTTACGATGGTGGCGCATCGCTCACTTTGCTGGCGCTAAACAGAGAGAACGACGATGAGCGACGATCTCGAACTAATTGCGTTAACTTTATATTTGCTTATAGGTTTATTTCTACAAACGATGGACCTTATCACCAAGAGATTTTCGCATTTCCGCAAAAGTTGGCACGAAGGAATTATAGATTCGTTTTTAGGAATTTCTCTTTGGCCTTGGTTTTTCATCTATGGTTTAAGCTGTTTTATTAAGGAGAGGCGACGATGAACGAATTTCGATTCCATCCGAACTTACTGATGCGTCTTCAAACGTTTCAGAATATGCCGCTTAAAAACGAAAATATCCCTAATTGGCGAGATTTATGGGCGGAAGCCGCGCAAGGCTTAATCGCAGCCGCAGCAGAAGAAATTCAGCGACTAGAATGCCATATAAGGGATGAAACAAAAATTCAGGCCATAAAGGCGATGCTTACAGCAAAAGAAGAACTCCTATGACGGAAGACGAAAAGCCACGCGATTCAATCGCCGATTTTGACCAACGCGCCAACGGTCAGCTCGGCGGTCCCGCGATCGAAGGCAAAGTCAACAAGCTCCGCGAGGCGCTCGCCGAACCAGTCCCGGAAGGCAACGACGCGCCGATGGACAAGGTCAAGGCGATGCTCGACCCGCAGGTGCAACAGGTCATCGGGATCGTACTGCGCGGTCTCCTGGTCTCGGGACCGGGCATCCCGCCGAGTTTGCTTTTCATGTCGGTTGCCCGCGTCGCCGGTGGTCTAATGTCGGATGCGCTCCAAGGCGATATCATCCCGGTTCTCAGACTCAGAGCCGACATGAAGAAGGCGTTCGCCGAGGGCGTCGATTCGGTGAAGCCGAGACCGGCCGAGAAGCAGCCGCCGCGCGGACCGTTAGTGATGGGAATGCCAGCCCCGCCGCGGCGGCGGTGCTAGGGCTGGTCTAAAGACCTGACCGCGAGGGAAAGTTATGCCTCTCAAGGATGAACTTTTGGAAACAGTTGTCGGTATTCCGCCTGACGGTTGGTCGCTCGGACATGTGACTATCAATGGTCGCAGCGAAGATGATCGTATGCCAATCGAAGCCATGCGTCGCGGCGCATTCGCCGTCCATGAGGTCAACCGCATAGACGGTCGCGGCTGGCGAGTGAGCCACGCGCCAAGCGGGTTGCAGATTTGGACCTTTTCGACTTTCAGCGAAGCAATCGAACTGGCGGAACGTATCGAATCCATGACTGATTGGGGGCAGATCAAAAAGCAGCTACCTAGCGGCACTAACCTGTTTCCCAAGGTCCGGGCGATCATTAACGAGATCGCTGACCGTCCGATAGCCGCGCAGTGACAAAATCTGATCGGCCCGCAGGGGATGAACCCCGCGCGAAGATAAGCTAAAGTGCTGTCCGGCGGGAATCGCCCGGAGGGAAGCCGTTGGCCGAAATCACCGTAGGATCAAGCCTCGGCAATGCCTTAACTGAATTGCTTGAGGCCGAAGACATCGTTCCGGGCGAACAGCCCAGTTACGCCCTTTGCAAAAGCATATTTTTGGCGCATCCGCTTGGCGCGAAGCTGGCCGAACTGCCGATTATCATGGCGCAGTGCCAGAAGCGCGAGATCAGCATCCCTGACAGCCCGGAGGACGACGTCCGGGAGCGGTTCGTCCAGCAATGGGAGGAGGACGGCTTCGACGAGGTCATCTTCAACGTCAAGTCTCTCTCTCGTGTCTATGGCATCGCGTCGGTCGCACTGGTCTCGGAAAAGCTGCCGCCATCTGAACCGCTCGACTTCGACAAGATCGCCGACCTGCCGATCGCGTTCTCGGTTTTCGACCCGCTCAACACGGCGGGCTCGCTCGTTCTCAACCAGAATCCAAACGCCATCGACTTCATGAAAGTGACGACGATCGCCGTCTCCGGCCAGATCTATCATCGGAGCCGGGCGGTCACGGTGATGAACGAGCGGCCGATCTACATCGCCTATACGACTTCGGCGTTCGGCTTCGTCGGCCGGTCGGTCTACCAACGCATCCTCTTTCCGCTGAAATCGTTCGTTCAGTCGATGATCACGGACGATCTGGTGACGAAGAAGGCGGGCGTCTTCATCTTCAAGCTATCGGTCGCCGGCGCCATCATCGACAACATCATGCAGGGAATGGCCGCGCTGAAGCGGTGGTTCCTGAAGGTATCGACCAACGGCAACGTGATCTCGATCGGGACCGAGGAGGAGGTCGAGACGCTGAACATGCAGAACATCGACAAGGCGATGACCACGGCGCGGCAGAACGTGCTGGAGAACATCGCGTCGGGCGCCGCCATGCCGGCGATCTTGCTGAAGGAGGAAACCTTCGCGGAGGGCTTCGGCGAGGGCACCGAGGACGCGAAGCAGGTCGCGCGCTGGGTCGACCGCATGCGCGTCGAGATGCTGCCGCTCTACGTCTACTTCAACAAGATCTGCATGCACCGGGCGTGGAACCGGCAGTTCTACGAAATCATCCAGAAGAAGTATCCGGCTTGGGCCGACGTTAGCTACGAAGAGGCGTTCTACCGCTGGTCAGTGTCGTTCAAGGCGATCTGGCCGAATCTGCTTACCGAACCCGATTCGGAGAAGGTCAAGAGCGCGGACGTGAAGTTGAAGGCGATCATCGCGACCATCGAGGTCTTGATGCCCGCGCTCGATCCGGAGAACAAGGCCATCATCATCCAGTGGCTTCAAGACAACATCAACGACGACAAGTACATGTTCCAAAACCCGCTTTCCTTCGACTTCGACAAGCTGCGCGAATATGTGCCGCCGCAGCCGCTCGAAGAGCCAAAAGAACCGAGGCCGTTTGCGGCCGAGGATTCGGCGGATCGGCACCGCCGGGCGCTTGACCGTTATTCGGACGCCGCCGCTGAGTTGGTGGAGATGTTGGAAAAGCGGGAACGCCCGCGACTCGCGCCTCCGAAGCCGGGGAACGGCTCCCGCTCCAGGGTGCCGTCGTGATCCGGGGCGCGCTCGCCGGGATGGGCATCGCCATCGTGACGACGGCCTCGGTCGCCGCGCGCGACGACGGCCGCTACGCCGGAATGGACTCGAAGATGCGCCTCTGGTTCAGCCAACTCGCGAGCGGGAAGGGCTTGTGCTGCTCCTTCGCCGACGGCGTGAGCATCCAGGACGTCGACTGGGACACGCAATGCAAAGACGACCTGCTCGGGCGGAAAGAGTGCCGCTACCGCGTGCGCCTGCACGGTGAATGGGTCTACGTCCCGGAGAGCGCCCTGGTGACGGAACCGAATCGCTTCGGCCCGGCCGTGGTGTGGCCGTACATGGACGCAGATGGGGCAACGCAAATCAGATGTTTCATGCCCGGCGCACAGGGATAGCGATGTCGATCGAGGGCGCTCAGCTAAGCCGAATCCTCGACCTCGAGCGGCAGGGCTTTATCGAACGGTCGACGCACGGTAGGTTCTTGCTGACCGAGAAGGGTTGGTCGGCCCTCTCCGCCGCGGCCGAGCCGCCGCCGCGGAAGCCAACAGGGAGAATCAGCCGTGACGCCTTACGAGCAGAAGAAGCGCGCGTTCCGCGATGGGACGGTCTTTCAGCCCTCCGCCGCGGCCCACCTGTTTGAACCTTCCAGGGCGCTCCATGCCCTGTCCGGTCCCGGCGACCGCGATCGCTTCGAGCGGATGGCGAAGATGATGACGACGATCAGCCTCCGGGGCCGCATCTCGCCCGCCGCGCGCAACGCCATCATCGCCGCGGTCGATCCGAGGAAACTGCCATGCCCGCCCGCCTGAAGACATTTCAGGAAGTCCTTGACGCTGCGGTCGAGGACATTTTGCAGCATGGCTTTGATTCGGGGGAACGAATCGCGAAGTGGACGCGCGAACTCCGGATCGCGGCCGAGGCCTCGATGATCTCGGCGGTGGCGCTGGAGCAGCAGCTCCGGGAAGGATTGGCGACGATCTACCGGCGTCTCGTCGAGCGCGGCGGGATCGCAAAATATCACCAAGGCGTCGAGCGGTTCACGCTGGAGAAGGTGCGACCTCAACTCCGTGCCGAACTCGACCGGCGGATCGTCGCCTCGTCCGATCTCATCAAGCTCAACCGGGCCGAATCGATCGAGAAGACGCTGCGGCGATTCCAGGGTTGGTCGACGTCGATTCCGCCCAGCGGGGTTTCGGCAGAGGGAAGGCGCGAGGTCAAGCAAAGCGTTAAGAAGGCGCTTGCCTCATTGCCGTATTCCGAAAGATTCGTGCTTATTGATCAAGGACATAAACTTGTTGCTTCAATAAATGATATTATTGCTGCGGATGGAGGCGCGATTGCAGGGCAGTGGTCGAGTCGATGGCGCCAGCCCGGCTACAATTATCGCGAAGAGCACAAAGAACGCGACGGACAATTTTTTCTAATTCGCGACAGTTGGGCCCATCGAGCAGGACTCGTCAAGAAAGGAAAGGCTGGTTATGTCGATGAAAGTACGGCTCCAGGTCAAGAACCTGCATGCCGATGCAGTTACAAATATGTGTATAATATCAGAGATTTGCCTGATGACATGCTCACGGCGAAGGGCAAGGCGTGGCTCGCGAATGCGCGCATAGTCTCTGCGGCCCGGGCGGATGATGCGGCGAGCGGGCTCGACCTCGTCCACTCAGAGATCTTCCGCAAGGCGCTACGGCGCGACGCGCTCGGATATTTCGTCGGGGTGACCGATGTTCGCTTCATCGACGACCGCGACGCTTGGCACGCTTCCTACGAACCGGACGATGACAGCGTCGAGATCCAGCGGAAATTCGATCAACTCCCGGCGATGGACCGCGTCCAAATCCTCCTTCATGAGGCCGGCCACCGCGGGCAGGAGATCGACCCTGGGACCTACGCCGAGTTCAAGCGTCGGCACCTGAACAAGATCGGTTCGTTCCTCGAGATGGCGAACCGGATACATCTCGATGATCTCCGCCGCCGCGGTAAGGTCGATAGCGTCGCTTCGGAAGTCTTCGCGGAAAGCTATGCGCGATTCATGCTGAAGCTGCCGCTCCCGGCCGAACTGGCGCAATTCTGGGAGGAGCGGATGACGATTCGGCCAGCGGTCGGGATCGAAGCGGAGCGACGACGACTGATGCGGCGTCTCGAAGCCATAGGATAGACTTTAGATAAAGATTTCTCTATACTCGCGCTCTAAAGACCAGTCTGAGGAACAAATGAACGCAAGGGGCGACTGGATACAGACGGCGCTAGGCGGCCAGTTTTGGCCGATTGATCCTCGGTCGAGCGAGATCGAACCGCAGGATGTCGCCCATGCCTTATCGCTTCTTTGTCGCTTCGGTGGTCACTGTCTCAGGTTCTACAGCGTGGCAGAACATTCCGTATTGTTGGCGCGCAAGGTATCAGCCGAGAATAGGCTTTGGGCGCTCCTGCATGACGCCAGCGAGGCATATTTGCTGGACGTGCCACGCCCGCTAAAACCGTTTCTCGTCGGCTATCGTGAAGCCGAAGAAAAAATCATGCGCGCGGTTTGTGAGCGGTTTGGTCTACTCGCAGAAATGCCAGCAGAAGTGAAGGAATTGGATACGCGCATCCTGACCGATGAGATGCAGCAGAACATGGCGCCGCCGCCCATAGCATGGAGCACAGCCGCCGAGCCTGTTGGGGTTAAGCTTCAATTCTGGTCGCCACCGAGAGCGAAGCGGGAATTTCTCGCAGAGCTTTCTCGCAGTGACAAAATCTGACTGGCTCGCTCTCCTCAACCGATTCGTGACGAATCCCGCAGACGTGCTATAGGTGACCTCTCCGAACGGGGGAGAGGTAGCCGTGCGCGAGCTTCGATTAACCGACGGCGAGTTGCAGAAGCTCATCGCGTCGGCGCTCCGCCGCAAGCTCGCCAAGGCCGGTTTCAAGACCGGGACGCCGAGCGACGCCAGCAGCGCCTTCTACTTCCCGCTCAATCTCCAACTTTGCGGCGACGTTTCCGTGGTCCGCTACGAAGACGGAACCTGGGTTTTCACACAGGACGACGCCGTGATCGCCGACCGCCTCGCGGAGACTTTCATCTTGCACGCCGTTGCGATCGAGACGAACGAGCGGGCGATGGGATTGGGAGGGAAGCGATGCCGTTAACAGCCAAAGGCGAGACGATCAAGGCTGCGCTCCAGAAGGAGTACGGCGCTGAGAAGGGTGAGCGCGTTCTCTACGCGGGGAAGAACAAGGGAACGTTCAAGGGCATCGACGACGATGAAGCCGGAGCTATCCTCGACGCCGTCAAGGCGATTTGCGACGGCATCACGCGGCTTCACATGCGGATGGACGCTCGCTGCGCCCACATGGACGCTTTCAACCAAGAGGAAGCGGAAAAGGCCGAGCGGCTACGCGAGAAGGCGAAAACGCTCCAGGCCGACGAAGGCGCGCGCCCGAACACAAACGAGTTCGCGAAATTAGCCGACGTTGGCAAGGCAAAACGAGACATGACGCCAGAAGACTGGAAGGGCATCGAGAAGTTCATCAGCGAGGAAAAGCGCGAACCGGAGCACAAAGAGTGATCCGCGGCGCTGGCATACTTTTTTTGTCGTTGAACGGAACGGCGCTCTTTCTCCGCCGCAGCGCGGCCTCGCAAGATTTCGCCGGATACTGGGATCTGCCCGGCGGCGGGCAAGATGGTGACGAATCGACCGAACAGACCGCGATCCGAGAAACCCGCGAAGAGATTGGTTTCCTGCCGGAGGGGGTGCGGTCGCTCCTGACCCGGCAGAAAGGGGCGCCCGTTGCCGACCTCAACGGTGGTGCCGGATCGGCGACCGCGGCGGTCCCTGTTACGCCGCCCGCTGCTCCGGCACCGGCTCCCCCCGCAAGCGCCATCGCGGCTGGCCCGATGGGGACGTCGGGCGTGGACTATTCCACGTTTTTGCAAAAAGTGACGAATGAGTTCACGCCGGAACTGAACGACGAACACGATGGCTGGGCATGGGTCCCGGTCGCCTCGCCGCCGGCACCGCTTCATCCAGGCTGCTCGATCGCGCTCGAACGACTCACCATGAACGAGCTCGGCATCGCGCGCGCCATCGCCGCGAATCGGCTGACGTCTCCGCAGCGTTACGAGAACATGTGGCTGGTGGCGATCCGAATCACCGGCACTGGATACGCCTACCGGCCGAAACTGAAGGAGTTCGTCTTCCGCGATCCGAAGATATGGCTGAACGACGAAGCCTTGGCGCGCTGTAACGGTCTCACGGTAATCTACAAGCATCCCAAGGGGCAGCTCCTGGACTCCGACGAGTTCGCCGAAAGAGTTGTGGGGAGCATCTTTCTGCCGTACATTGGCGGCGAAAAGGGCGACGAGGTCTGGGGAATCGCCAAGGTCTACGACGAAGAGGCTGGCCGAGAACTTGAAGATGGCCAGCTATCGACATCGCCGGCGGTCTACTTCCACGATCTCAGCGTCAACCAGAAGCTCACCCTGGAGAACGGAGCGAAGCTGCTGGTCGAGGGCGATCCTAGCCTTTTGGATCACGTCGCGTTGTGTTCGCGCGGCGTTTGGGATAAAGGTGACGAGATTAGTGGCGTTCGATCCGAATCGAGAGAGGACTCAGCGATGACCCCTGAAGAGGAAGCTGCCGCGAAGAAGGCCGCCGACGACGCCGCGAAGCGAGACGCCAAAGCCCGAGACGACAAAGCCAGGGAT